ATGGCAACACTGAGATTATATCTAGACACGAGGGTAAAAAGGCAGGATGGCACGTTCTCCATCCGTCTTGCCGTCAACCATCACGGTGGGACCGCCTTCATATCCCTTAATCAATACTGCAAGAAAGATGAATGGGACAAAAGGTCTTGTAAGGTGCGCAAGCGTCCGGATCGTGATGCTATCAACGACTTCCTTCTTGACCGTCTGAATTTCTACAATAGAATGATGATGAAGGCGCAATGCAGGGATACTTACCGTGGCGACATTACGGCTAGGGAGCTTCGTGACTTAATCATCCTTGAAGCCGAGCCTGCCAGGGAAAAGGTCGCCCTGCTTCGTGATGGCTTCATCGCCTACGAGGGGAGAAATCTCCAAAAGAACACGATCAACAGATACAAGTACACTTGGGCAAAGATTGAAGCTTTCCTTGGAGAAGAAAAAGCGGCTCGCCTTACCTACGATGAGATTAACCGTTCTTGGCTTGAAGCCTTCGATGCTTTTATGGCAAAGGAGGGCTTGTCTAGGAATACCAGAACCAGCAGGATGCTCTGTGTCGCTGCTGTCTTCAACTTGGCGATAGATAATGAGCAAACAAGAAACTACCCTTTCCGCAGATATAGCCTCCGAATTGAGACAACAAAAAAGCGAGACTTGTCTGTTGAGGAAATCCGCTCTATCTTCGAAGCTGGTGGTGATGAGCTGGTCGATATGTTCCTACTGATGTTCCTGCTCATTGGTATCAACGTGCGTGACTTGTTCGCCTTGACAAAGGAGAATGTCGTCCGTGGAAGGCTGGAATACGACCGGGCGAAGACTGGCAGGCATTACTCCATCCTTCTTCGTCCAGAAGCTCTCCGAATCATCGAGAAGTACAAAGGGGAAAAGAAGCTGCTTCGTTTCTCGGAGCATTTCAAAAACGTTGATTCTGCAACGGTAATGATTAATAAGAAGTTAGGAAAGGTGCGCCAAGGGCTTACTACGTACTACGCTCGCCATACGTGGGCATCAATCGCCTTCAACCTGGGAATACCAAAGGACGTTGTATCGCTTGCGCTGGGTCACTCGTTCGGTGTCCGGGTAACTGATACCTACATCAATGCGGACCTATCGAGAGTAGATGACGCAAACCGCAGGGTTATTGATTACGTGCTATACAACAAGAAATAGCCCTTATTTCTTGCGAATTTGGCGCAGAAACGGCTCAAATTGTTTTTGGGGATAGTTTTACGTGTTTACTACGTAAATGGCTTAGAACGCAAATTTCGGGGCAAATCGAAAGAAAGAGCACAAAAACATAGATAGAATGCAGGTGGTCGGGCTGCTTGTGGAACAAAAAAAGGGACTGGCTTTCGTCAGTCCCCTTTTATATAATTTATAAATAGTATTGTTTCGTCATATAAACTGGGTCTTTGAAATCAACAACGTCACCATCCTCATCTAGGATTTCCTTAACTCCATCATAGACTTCATAATGAAAGTTATTGCTGCGACCTTCCCAGCAGTTATCATTGTCGCATACCTTATCATACCCTTTCGTGTTTTCGGTGCAATATTGCTTTGCTTCATCCAATGTATCAAACTCTGCAACATTGTTTATCTCAACCGTATTATTGTAATATATCTGATATTTCTTCATAATTTAAGACTTAACCGTGATGTCGAGGGCTTATATGTTTACCAAATTTCTTCTGCTTCAAACTCTACGTTGTCATCCCAGTCGAAGGAATCAGTATTCTCTTCGTCCTCAGGAGAAAGATAGTAGTACGCTGTCAGACTCCAACCGTCAACCTTTACCGAGTCACCTGCATACTCAGCCTTGCCAATATGCGAAGGATCCTCGAATGCTGGATACATAACTCTGCTAGTAGGCTCTGCGTTTGTTTCCATAGCCTTGTTAACGATATCCTCGCCAAACTTCTTGATAGCTTCTGCCTTGCTTAACTTCTTCATAATTTTCCGCTTAACCGTGCTGCGTAGGGCTTAAATTACTGAATGTTTCAAAGTGCTTATCTCTTAAACACGATGCAAAGATATTAATATTTTTCCGTTCCACCAAATTTTTAAACGATTTTCTTTTTATTTTATTGTTATTTTAATGTTATTTTACATTTACGGCTTAAAATGGGCAAAAAAAAAATACCCCAGCGGTGAAAAAGTCGAGTCGCTGGGGTAATAAGTGGAAACCACTTTAAACATTCAGTGATGCAAAGGTACGATTTTCCTTTGATACCACCAAATTATTTTCCGAAAAATTTCTTTCTCAACAAATCATTGATGAATCGTGACTTGTTGGGCAATGCGTTGAGGAAAGGCAGCAGGTCGTTGTCTATCTGTATGCCAACTAGCTTGACCGTTGCGCCTGCGCCCTTCTTCGTTCTCTTGATGTTTCTTCTATTCTCCATATCTGTCTTTTTTAAATTGTCTATCTAACTTCGTTTTCATTCGGTTCATCTTGTGCTCCAGCTTGCCAATCTGCTTATAAGATAACCACTCCGGCTTGATATTCAACGACAGCCAGTACTGGCGCATTTCCTTGCAATGTCTGGCGATGCTCGGGAAATAGAGGTGCCGCTCGTATGGGTTGCGAAGGAAGTACTCGCAATCGGATAGCATACGACCAAGCATCATATACTTATGCCTCTGTCCTTCTCCAAGGCTTACAAGCCTTCCGTTCTGACCAATCCACAACATAGCTTCTTGACCGTTGAAGGAGAAATCGAAAGCCTTGTTTACCGGATTGTATCTTCCCTCTAGGACCACGCCTTCTTTTAACCCCTTAATTTCCCAAAGGCAATACTTGCCGAACTCTGTCTTGACTTCAACCAACGCTTGCGCTGGTATTGTTTTAATTTCTTTCATATCTTGCCAATTTTAAATTTCTCGTTCAGTGATGTAATACTCGAATACCACTCTACCTGTCTTAACCTTGAAGTATCGGTCGCCTTCTTCCAGCACTTCCGTTTGCGGAATGCTTCTAAAGACTTCCTTGATACGAGAGAACCTCTGCTCCATTCTCTCCTCTGTTCTGTAGTCTTCGATGTGGCTGTCAACTTCCCCAAGGCTGTTTTTAGCATTCAAAATGTATTGTTTCATATCTTGATATATTGTGCAGGGCTTGCGCCCTGCTGGTTAATACTTTTCTATCCAATACTCTGTTGTAAAATTCACGCATAAGCCTGCAAATTCAGACTTGAAATAACCTTGTCGTACCCAGTGTGGATAATGTCTATCGGCTTTATTTAGTCCCTTGAACAAGCTGTTCAAGAAACGCTCTGCCTTGTCCTTGCGTGTAAAGTCTGCCACCTCCTCGATTTCCTTTCCTTCCATCTGTCTCTTGATATAATATTTTGCTCTTGCCATTGTCTTGCCTCCTATCTTTGAATTATAAATTGAATACCTGCCCAGTCTGCAATGTTGTTGCTCTGCTGCAATCTCTTATTCTCCATATCAATCAAGATTGCTTCTGTCTCGGAAATCTGTTTTCCGTTTACAAAATACTTCTTCATAGTTTCACCCTCCCTTGATTACTTAGCATACAACGTTACAACCAATCCTCTTCTGAGTGCGCAGCGGCAAGCGTCCAGACCTGCCTTCAATGCTCGCTTGATGAACTTGTTGAAGAGTTCTGCACCGATGAGCTTCAAGATACCGCTTACACCTACGAGAGTGTTTATCTTCTTGCCATCCTCTGTGCGTCCGAATACCTTGATGCGGAAGTTTGAGTTGATGAACTTTGTTGTGAACTCTAAAACGTTTGAATTTGACTTTTTCATTTTCTTTGGCTTAACCGTGTTGCCTAGGGCTTAAATTACTGAATGTTTATTGTGCTTATCTCCTAAACACGATGCAAAGATATTAATATTTTTCCGTTCCACCAAAACTTTTCCCGAAAGATATTAATATTTTAACTTTTATTAGCTGTTTATGGCGTAAACACTGCTATTTTTGGTCGATTTCTGCACATTTTTCTTCCGTACATCAATGGCTATCAATCGGTTGCCTTAGTTTTCAACACTCTATATAATAATAACCTGCACGCCTTAGTTTGAATGAATATATAATCTAACTCTCATATCCCCTACCCCTTTTCTCTCAATGAAAAGTGTTCTTCGCACAAAAATGGGCAGGAAAACGCTCTCCTGCGCTTCCTGCCCTTTCTAACAAATGATATTATGATTGAACCTATTGAACTCTCTTCTTGATGCGCTCCTTTATCCAGTTTGCCAAAAGAAGGAACAGAAACAGAATCACGCAATCGCCAGTGAATAGCCTTACCTTTTGCCAGGTGCTCGCTGGCTTCTCTACCTCCTTGGTCTTATATCGGTTCACGTAATGCTTGACTTTCACGGTGTCGGTCACGAAAACGTAGGTGTCCCCAACGATGGTGTCCGTCTTGGTCGTTGTCTTCCACCTGGTGGTCGTAAGGTTGTGCCACCGCTCCTTGATTACGGTGTCGCCCTTGATGTACACCAGTACGCTGTCCTGCTTGAATACGCTGTCGTGCTGCCGGGTGTCCTTCCAGTGGATCTGTCGCTGGCTCACGCTGTCACGTCTTACACTGGTGTGTGCGCTATCGCGATAAACTGTGTTATTTGCGGCTGTTTTTGCGCAGGAACAGCCCAAAATCAAAAGTGGGGTAATTATAAGCACGGCGAGAAATAACGCCACAGAACGCAAATTTCGCCCTTTTCTTGAATTTTCCATACTCTATAAACGTTAGATTGATGTGTTTATTGTGTAAGCACCTTAATTTCCAAGGCTTCCTTGGCTCGCTTCAAATACTTCTCGCAGGCTGCCAGTCCGTTGTACCCTCCGTTTATCTTCCTACGGATAGCCTTCAAGTTGTCTTGGTCTGCCAGCTCATTACAGCCGAAGGTGTCGAATACCCACATCGAGGATTCCGTTGCACCGGATGGTCGTTCCAGAAGCTCTGGTGTCCCAACAACATCGAAGCCGCAATAATTGGAAAACTTCCTATAGTTGGCTCGCCCGGTAATCTGTATCAATCCTCTGCCCTTGTACTTCACGCCATCGCCCTGCTGGGTGTTGCCGAGGTCTTTCCTGCCCTCGTAGGCTCTGCCGCTTGCAAGCTCCTTGGTGTATCTCAACTCTCCGCTTTCGTGGGCAATCTGTGCGAGGTAGTGCGCCATTCGCAAAGGAGTATTGATGCGGAAATGCTCCGCCCATCCGTTTATGATTGGAAGGTAGGTGTCTGCCTTGCTGCCTGCATTCGGCATTACCTTTAAAAGTTGCGCTCTAGTTATCCTCATTATCTCCTCCTTTCTTCCGCTCTTCTTTCATTATCTCGACAACTGCCTTCGCAATTTCATCCTTGTTCTCGAGGATCACCTGCATCGTGCGGTCCTGCTTGCGTATCTCTGCCTTCTCGTATGCCTTCTCCCGGATGCTCTTGAACTCGCACAAAAGCAGATACACCGTCCAGGCGATGGAGAACATAGGGAAGGGAGAGATAATACACGTAGCAACGTCCATAAGCGAAGCTATACCGAATGTCGGAAAATACTTCTTCGCCTTGTCGCACGTCTTCTTTAGTCCAGTTGACGTTCTTGCAATATGCAGTTCCTTCGCCTTCTGTATGCCTGCTATCAAGTCAATTGTCATCGCTATCAGAATCGTAGCGAAACAGATAAAAATTACTAGGGCGCACAGATATAGATGGTGCACCTGAAAATCGTGAAATACTTCGCTCATATCAATTTATTTTTTTGGTTATTCCAATTTTTCCCAGTCAATGGTCACACCCTTCCCGATGATGTCTGCCGTCCACCTGCAGAATGCCATACCCTCGTATCCGTCTGGATCACTGGCTACGGCAATGGCATACTGTACGCAGTCGCTCTCGGTCTTGATTACCTTCGGATAGAAGTCCGCATAAGCCATATTAGCCAAATAGAGAATATCCCCGATGGTCGTGCCCTTGGAGATTATCTCGTTGTTTGTCGCCAACCGGATTTCGTCAACAGTCCATCGGTGGCTCGTTCCATCTACGTTCTTCATCTGCTCGCTCGCCTTGATTGCTAGCTGCTTCGTGAAGTGGTAGCCGTGCTTGGCAACGTATGCCACGTACCCGCTGGCTCCCATCAAAGCCTTTGCTGCCTTCTCGTATGGTAAGCTGTGGATGATGTCGCTCTCTTGGTGCTGGTGTCGCTCTTCCTCGCTATCGCAAGAATGGCGCAAAACGATGATTTTCTTCATTGTGCGCCCTCCTATCCTAGTTTATCGAGTAATTGCTTGACCATACCACGAATGCCGCTTATATCGCCCTCAAGTGCCTTGAAACGCTTTTCGGTTTCCTGCTTCTCCTTGATTGCCGGGTTCAAAGCTGCAAGAAGTTCTTCGCCCTTGGCTTTCCGCTCTTTGCTTGGCTCGTATGCCTTGATTATCTCATCGGCTTCATTTACCAATTTCCCAACTTCGGGCAAAAGGTCTGCCTTGTCGGTTGCCAGTACGATTTCGCCAGCAAAGGTTACTCCCAGGTGTTCTGGTATAGTGTAGATGGTCTGCTTTCCCTCCACCTCGATTGTTACGTCTCGCATTGGCTGTCCGTTGCTGGAAATGGTTGCGATGCCAGTGTTGATGTGCGGCTGGTTGTCTACGACCTTGCCTTCCTTAACTTCCACCGTCTGCTTGTCTAGCAGATAGACCGGGTGATTTCTTTGTATATTCTTAAATTCCATAATGCGCTCTTTTTAGATAATTCGATAAATAGACAAAAAGGGGTCTCACTGATAAAACAGCGAGTTGCCCCTTGATAGATTTTGTTTAGACCTCCTACGCTCCAGTGGTGGTCGTGGTGGTCTTCAACGCTGCAATAAGTTCAGCGTTCTGTCGCTGCTGGCTCAACTCCAGGCGTGCATCGTTGTACCGCTGCTGCAAATCCTGCTGCCAGTGATTGTTCAGCACGTCAATAACTCGCTGGGTGTTGTCTTGGTTCGAGCGGATGATGTCGCACTTGTCCTGCTGCATCTGATAGCCTAGAGCCGAGAAGCCTCGCTCTATGCTGCGGTTGTTGAAATCGAATCCTCGCTGCATTGAGTTCTCGATATCCTTCTGCCCGAGCTGGTTGTCGTAGCCCATCTTGATGATGTTCTGCTGGGTCTGGCAGCAACAGTCCTTCAACTGCTGGATGATGTTGAGGTTTCCGAGGTTCGCTGCGTTGATTACTCGCTCTGCGCTGAAACCAACCTTGCCGCCTACATCTTGGATTGCTGCCTGCACGCCACAGACTGCATTCTGCAGCTGGTTCATATCGCAGTTAAGATTCTGCGCCAGCTGACCAAGAGCAACATTGTTGCCCTTCACTGCGTCCATCAGGAGAGCCGTATTATTGCCGTCCTGCATCTGTGTGCGAAGGCTCGCAATCTGATTCTGCAATTCCGTGTCCTGCAAATTGCCGCCACGGTTATTCCAGTCTCGCATCCAAGCCATCATCATCATATAGGCAAACGGGTTATTCATCCAGTTGCCCATACCACCGTTCATTGCTGCCAGCATCGTTGCTGGATCGTTGTCTCTACCTCTAGCGAGCAAAGCTGCCGCCAGGTTGTCATTGCCACCGTCCCCAGTGCAATAAACTTTCTCGATTGTGTCTGCCATAAAATTTTGAGTTAATTATGTCGTGGAAGCCAAATATTGGAATCCGCTGCAAAGATACTCTGATTTTTGGCTCGCTCCAAAAAGTTAGTGCAGGGGTATTTATCGAATTATTGTCAAAGAACGCTTTTGGTTACTTTCTTTTTGTTTCTTGATTAAACACAAATCGGCTCAACGTCCTTGTTTAGCAAGGTCGCTTGTGCCGTGGCAAGTCGATAAACTCGAGACGTGCCGAGATAAGTGTAAGCCATCTTGCAAAGATGTCTCACTGCTGGAACGGTGCGGTTTAATACGGTCGCAATGGTCGTTATGCTGAATCCTGCGTGTATCATCTGCTCAACGACCATACATCGTGTCATCACGAGATTTTCGGCTCTCGACTTTCCGAGAACGTCTTCTCTCGTAATGCTCAGCTCTCCGTTCTGAAGTTCAATAGCACAACACTTGATTACGTTGTCTATAACTCTCCATAGTTCTTTTTCCTTGTCATTCATATATAAAAATGTTTTAATCGTTCCCTAACATAGAATCAATCATTCCGTCAATAACTTCATCGGTCATATCCTTCTTAATAGAAGAATCTGCGCCCATTGACTTCATCGTCATAGTTATCCAAGGGTTGTCACTCTTCAAAGTGGATTGTATCTGCTCCTTGTATGCTTCGTGAAGTTCGCCCGATTCCTTGAAATCCAAAAGAACCGTGCGCAAGGCTTTCACCACGTAGTTATCCATCAGCAAGGGATTGTCCCTTGCCGATGAAAGTTTGGTAAGAAGCACTGCCAGTGCTTCACGTAATTGTTTCTTCTTCATATTGTCTAATTTTTAAATTTCCAAAGTCAGCTACTTAACTATTTAGCTAAATTGTTTTTAAAAACGAACATCTTGCCCTAATAAGATTGTAAATCCTCTTATGCCCTTCTATTGATGGGTGTACATTATCAGACAGAAACATATTTTTATCTAAAACCCCATCATTATTATAAAATACATCTTTGATTTCTACATAACAAAAATGTGACCTTATATAATCATTTATAACAGGATGATTATCTCCAGTACCATATTTAGGTGGAACTGTCAACCAAATTGTTTTTATGCCATTTTTGGTTGCTGCATCATCAATGTATTGTAACCCAGTGCAAGTTGCCTGGCTGTCAACGTCATTTGTACCTATGCAAAATAATACATATTTTGCATCTTTCAGCCATTTCATTTCCTTGTCTATGTGGGGTTTTATAGAGCTTACACTTGCTCCTCCCTGACCAAGTATAATAGTCTTCCTATCGCCAATGGAACTACATAGCAATGATGCAAATCTCTTATCCTTATCACTAGGAATCGAATTACCTTCTATAAATGAATGACCTACTACAACAAGTTTTACGTCATTGATATCTATTGGGTAACCAAAGTTAACATCTGACACTTTCATTTTGCCAATCAGTGTATAGAAAGACAACTTACCCCAAGCATATCCGTTAATGCTTCCGTTACCTTCATTGGCAGTATCACCGCTAATGACTTCACCATTACCGATTCCTTCTTTTGATGCACTGATTCCATCCTGCGCTGTCACAGATATATTGAAATATGAGTTTTTCTCTGTTTTCTTTTCAACAGACATGGTGTATTCTTTTCCCTTAGCAAACGCAAGTTCTGAAATATAATATTTGTGTGTCTGCTTTGGTGGCAAAGTCTGTCCTACGATATAAACAGATATGTAACTTCCGTTTTCATCCTTTCCTATACCAAACATTGTGCCAGCCAACTGATACCAAAAACCAATACAGAACTCAAAATAACCAAGAGAATCCGTATCAATAATCTTCAATGTTGATGATAGGATAAATTTATCTTCGTATAGACTGGTATTGTACTGTAATCTATTTTCGTAGCCAGTCAGAAGACTTTGAGCACTAGCTTTATCTTCCGATATGGAAAAGGAATTGTTCTGTATATCAAAATCTGAGAAATCAGAAATCAAATTGCCATAAGATTTTGCAGAACTGTTAATTTCTTGCTTTAACTCATCCCTTGCATAGTCAATCAACATCTGTGTTGATATGTTATCTGTGAAAAAAGCCCTATTTGGCAATATGGAATCTGGGCTACCATCATTCCAGCAGAAAGCATAGTAGCCTTCCTCTAAGGTTACGACTTTATTAATTATTGAAGAAGGAGCAGAACCTATTATTTTTTGTTCTGGCTCTTCATACGTTTCGTTAGAATATTTCCATAAAATATCCTGCGAACCACCTTCATTCTTTATATATAGCCAGTACTTACCAGGCTTCAAGTGAAGTTTAACTAACTTATAGTTCTTGATAGCGGCGCTGATAGTACCTTCGTTTCCTTTGATATATTTTCCTAAAGAAATATCATTCTTGCTGAATAATGACATAACAGTAGGAATAGGAGTGTTTTCTATAACCTTTAAAGACTCTCTAATATCTTTGGTGCTATCATCAATTAACATTTGCGTAGAAAGAGAATCAGTTATAAAAGCTTTTCCAATATTAATGGAATTGCTATTATCATTCCAGCAGAAAGCATAGTAACCTTCTTCTAAAGTTAATATCTTACTAATAGTGCTAAAAGGTGCAGCCCCAATTATCTCACTTTCTACAGAAGAAAACGATTCATCAGTGAACTTCCAAAATATGCCTTGTGTACCACCTTCATTCTTTATATACAACCAATATTTTTTAGCTGACAAATGCAATTTAACTAACTTATAGGCTTTGGTAGCATCTGATATGGTTTTATTTGTAGGATTGAGATATTTTTCCACTATAATATCACTTTTATCAAATACTGATACAATAGATGGCTTAAATAACATATTTTCTACATTTGTCAATGAGTTTTTAATACCTTTTGTGCCATTTTCCACCTTATCATCTATCAATGCCGAAATGGACATACTGTCAGTTATAAAAGCATTTCCAAGCGAAAAACCATTACCGTTATTATCATTCCAGCAGAAAGCATAGTAGCCTTCCTCTAGAGTTAATATCTTGTTATATGGGGTTGTTCCCGTAGGACCAACAATCTCTTTTTCTGGAGAAGCATAGCCGTTATCCGAATACTTCCACAACGTGGCTTGTGTATTAGAACCACAAGCGCTATATATCCAGTACTTGCCTGCTAAAAGATGCAGCTTAACCAGTTTGTAGTTTCTAATAACATCTGAAATAGCACCATTTGAAGGATTTATTGATTTACCGATAGCAACATTATCATTTCCAAATAGTGATACAACTGGAATTTTCAATCCCAAGTCGCTGAGTTGATCACTCACAGCTTTTTGAGACATAACAAGTTCCTCGGAATCTCCAGCCTCTTGGTCAACACTCTCCTTGTCGAACTTCTTGCCAAGTTCGGCATCAACACGCTTCTTCTCTTCTGTAAATTTTGTATCAACATCAGCAGTATTTGCCTTCTTGCCAAGCTCGGTGTCCTGCTGCTTGGCAATATCCGCAAGACCAGCGAGAGCACCGCCTACCCTCTCGGCTGTGTTCTCGCCCACCTGCGTAGCGTTCTTGACCGCTGCCGCCTGCTGTTTAATTTCGTTTATTGTTGCCATATATTAATCTCCTATTACGTGAATGTGTGCCCTCGTTCCTCGCTGTTCCTTCACTTCCCCTTTCGGGGTGAATGCCTTGAGGTATTCGAGTGCATCTGATAAATATCCTTCTGCCAATCCCATAATGTCGTTGTATTGCTTGTTGTTGGTTATGTCCTGCACATGGTCGGAATATTCGTCTCTGTGACGCATACCGCCCGCACGGCTTATAATTGTTCCATCGGAACGAAAAAGTCTCGCATACGTGAAATAAGCGAGTGCCTTGCGTATTCCGCTTGTGTACTTCTGCACCTTGGTTTCGTCTTGGCTGCAATAGCCCTCCTTCTTGGTGTATTCTCCACCGTCCAGGAAGACCGCAGGCTGGAAATCGGGCAAGACTGAATCGCCCCACTCTCCCTGCTCGGTCGCTGCCTTGAAACGTTCCCACCCGATGGCTGGTATGATGTTCGTGTCCTCGCATTCACGAATGTATGCGTTCACTTCATCCTCATCTAGGTGTGCGCTGGTCGGTCGTGCCAGTTCCCGGAACTGTTCAACCGTGATAAGTTGCTTTCTTGTCTGTTCTCCCATAGGCTCAATCAATTAATCTATCGTGTTATTCCCTGCCGCCTCGCTGCTGATATACTTCAACGGCTGTAGCTTGGGGTCTAGGTTCTGAATGGCTGGATCGTGCCAGCTCTTGAAAATCTTCTTGAAGGCTCGCTCGATGAAACGCTGCTCGGTCGTCACTTCGCCTGCATAGTACTCGTAAGCGTCCTGCATAACTTGTCCGCTGAAGCCAAGCTTTCCCATACGGATGGCATAGAAAAGTTCTTGGTGGAACTGTGCATAGATGCGCTCGATAACGCTGCTGTCGGTCACGGAAAACTCCTTGTCGAAGTTTTTTGTCGGGAAGGCGACAACCTTCGGTTCGTCTTCTTCGTTCTCCACCTCGACAGCTAGAATCTTCGCTGTGTTCTCGTCCCCCTGGAACTGCAAAAGGTCTTCATCGGAAATCATCTGTCCGCTCTCCACCTCTTCGCCTTTCTCGTTGAACTTAGGCACGCCCTTCTTGGTTACGAGCATACACGATACGAGGAAGTTGTTTCTCACGTTTCGCATCTTCACGTTGCCCAGTCCCTCATCGGTCGAAATCTCCGTGATGGCAGAATCGTAGCTGGCTGTCGGATAGATGAACTTTCCGTCTAGGCTCTGCCACAGAATCTGCCCATTGTAGCTGTCGATACCGCCAGCGTTCTCAATCTGTTCAAGAACGATGTCGGGGTCGGGATTGAAGGTATTGATGCGCTCGATGGTCTTCTCGTTCACCATCAACCGCTTTCCGTTCCTCGTTTTCTTCTGCTCCCAGTCTGGGTGCAGCAAGACGTGCGCCACGTTCCCCTTGTCGTCCGTCTCTTCCAGTCGGCAATTCTCAAATGGTACGTGGCTCACGCTCGACACCTGCCCGAGAACGTTGTAGTTCACGTGAAGGGCGAAGCCTCCAAACCTAGCGAGGTCGCCCGATACGTTCCGAAGCAAATCGTCTGCCGTATCCCCCTGCTGGTTCATCGCCAACGCTGCTAGAATGTCGCTATCGAAGCCGTAGCCCTCAATGAATCGGGCGTAGCGATTAAGGCAGAGCATTGCCGTTCCGCTGGCTTCCGTGATGCGTGCGAGGTTCTGCGGATATAGATTATCATATCCGTATGCCTGCATCTTGAATCGGCTCACGTAGCCAATATCAATTCTTCGCTTCGGCTTCTTAACTGTCTTTACGTTCATCTTGCTTGTGTCGTTTTACCTGTTGTTTTATTACTCTTCCTTGCCTGCTTTTTCGGCTTGGTCGAGGTCTTTCTTCTTGTCGCTGCCTGCTGGCTGCTGTTTGTTCTCGATGAGTTCCTCGCTGGGTATCTTCTGGAAGTATTTCTCCATCTGTGGGTACTTCGTCAGATATTCGTGCGCTACCTTGTCGGTCAGGTTCTCATTAGTGAAAATCTTACCATGGTAAAAATCCGGGCAGGAAATGATAAAACCTGCCTTCATTGCGTAATTACATTGCTTTGGCATAGCCTTTTCTTTTTTGAGTTTTGAATAAATTTCGATTAAAGCATCGTGGTAACACTGCTGGCAGGTTGTCGGAACAAACCGCTTCCGTGTTACCTCGAAATATAGAGATTCAATAACTGCCTTGTCGGATGCGTCAAAGGGACTGTCAAACCGTTCCTTCAACTCTCCGACCTTGGCTGTCGCTTCCTCGTAGGTCATAGCTTAACCTCCTACGGCTTCTGTTGTCAGACTGGCGTACTTGGCTGCCGTTGTCTCGCTGTCTGTATCAAAGAAGAAATAAGCTGCCTTCGGTACGCTCTCCTCTTCCAGCGTGATAAGCCAGCCGCCCTCGGTGTCGTCTGAGTACTTGTCGTTTTCTCCAGCACTTGCCTTCAGTGCCTGCGCATATCCAAATACCTGGTACTCTGCCTTTCCGTCCGCTCCCTTCGAAAGGTTGCGCAGGATGATAACGAACTTTCCGTTCGCCAGTCCGTCAATGATATTTGCGCAAACGTCAGGTGTGTTTGCCAATACCACGACTGCTACGGTATTCTTCCAGCTGTTGCGATACGTGCCAACGATTAGCTCGGTCTTGGTTCCAGTGTATGGCTTGCTGCCTTCCTGCCGGATAGCGTATGCTTTCTTGCCAGTCTTCAAGACCAATGTGCTAATTATATTACCCACGACAACGGACTTGGCAAAGTCAATGTCGTCTCGGTTGATGATAAGTCCATCGCCCTCCAATCCCTTTGTTACCTGGTCTTCGCAAGGGATGATGATGTCCTGGGCGATAAGGCTCTCGCAAGTTTTTGCCATATTAATTCGTTTTAAAATTGTTATATCCCCAACACCGTTTTGTGGGTGTTGAGGATTTGAAACTTAATACTTGATGAAGATATGGAGCGATTAGTAAGCCGCGTGGATCATATTCTCTTCGAGGAGAGCCGTGCCAATCTTACCAGTTGAATAGATATAGTTTCTACGCTCCTTGTGGTCGAACCAAGCATCCAGCTCACTAATGAGCGAATCCTGCGGTGTGCCGACCATCAGCTGCTTAGGGTTACAGAAGACCATACGATGAGGAAGGTTGTACGCTGTAGCGCCTTTCTCATAGCCCTTAATCATTCTGTCCCAAATGCTGACACTGGCAATTTTAATGCCGTTGTAGGTCGATGTTTGGAAGCCATCGAAGACCTTCTCCCAAGGCATAATGTCGTGGTACGTCTTCTTGATGTCGTAAGTCAATGCGTCAGCCAGCGAGCGTGTCATAAGAAGCACAGCGTTCGGATCATCGATGATGCGTGAGTCCACGTTCATAAGCATATTGTCTACAAGGTCGGTTGCCACACCCTGCTTGCGGATTGCCGCAATCTGCTCCGCCATCGTGGTTTCCTTGTTGGCTGCAATCTCGGTGCGGTTCTTTGTGGCTGTAGCTGCGAAAATTTTCTTGAAGAGACCATCGCAAGTGGTAAAGTACTCCTTCTTCAATCCATCGGTCAGCTTGCCGCCCTCGGAAACAGTCTGCGCATCCTCAGCACCAAACCAGCCGAATCGCCAAACCATCTGCTTCATAGCACGCTCAAGTGCATCGGTGTAGATTACCATGAAGTCGGTGCTGGTGAGGTCTCCAATGTCTGTGCCGGTCTTCAAGCTGTACTCTGCGATTGAGCCTTTCAGCGAATCATAGCAAATCTTGATTGGTACTTGCCAGTCGCCAAGCTTCCAGCGCTCCAAGTTGTTGGCGATGCCCTTCTCGTCATACGTTGGGTCGCAACCGCTGCCAGCCTTGCCGACCATCTCCATCTCACCAATGATGGCGATAGGGTCTCCGTCCTTGACCTTAGTGATGGTGACGAAATCCGCAATGTTTTCATCCTTGTAGAACGTCTCCTGAACGGCATCCTTGATGGTCTTCAGATTTTCGGGTTCGAGGACAAAGTTCTCGAACTGCTTTACATCAAAAGTATTACTCATAATTTATAACTATCTAATTTGTTTTTACTTGATTTCTTACAACGTTTTAGTCCTTGCTTGGTCGTTTCTTGAAACGATAAGCCTTGACCTTCTCGCTGATAGTCTTTGCGTCCGCCTTAACGTCCACCTGCTCTCCTGCGCCCTTGCCGCTTGGCTGTCGCTGTGCTGGCTGGTAGTGGCTGCTGAAGCCTGCCAGCACCTTCTCCGCACCGCCAGCCATCTTCACTGCATTCAAGATGCGCATATCCTCCTTGCTCTTCGCAAGTTTCTGTGCGCTTGCCAGCTGTGCCTTGGTGTCACTCAACTGCTGATTAAGTGCTGCAACCTGCTGCTGCAACTTGGCTACGGTGTCGTTGTCGGTGCTTGATGCGCTGCTGCCCTCACCGCCTTCACCACCCTCATTGTCGGTGTCGTCTGCGGTCTTAATGTCGGTGATTACACCATCCTCGACAACGATTGTCTTGCCATCGGGCATTTCAAACGTTCCGTCCGGACTTGCCTTGTCGCCAACCTGCGGGTCTCCCTCCTCACGCTCTACGGTCAGTGTCTGTCCGTCCGCTGTGTTGAGTTCCATAGCCTTTGGCTCTACCTTGGCTTGTGGCTCTACCTTGGCTTGTGGCTCTACCTTGGCTTGTGGCTCTGCCACCGCCTGCTCTGCTTCCTCCAGTGACTTCACGCCCAACTTGGCGAGGATCTTGTCAAGGAGAGAAGCCTTTACTTCTGTTTTCTTCTCCATTGCTTTTGGATTTTGTTGTTTTGAATTAATGAATTGCTCTATATTGCGCTTCGATGCGCTTGCGCTGATTGGCGCAACCGTGCTGCTTATAAGACCTAGGCGCAAAGCCTCGCTGGTGCTGATGAAGATGTCCTTATCCATCAAGGCTTGAATCTCTTCCCGGTCGCACCCGCACCGCTCTACGTATGCGTCCACCATCTTGTCCTGCCACATCTGCATTTCCTCGCCCTGGTTCTTCAAGTCCTTTGCGTTCAGCTGGTCGCCCAGACACCAGCCGGGAATCCACGGATTGTGCAGGAGAAAGGCAGCGTTCTCGTATGCCTTGCGGCTCTCCTTTGGTGCTGCCAGCATAATGATTGTTGCCATACTAGCAGCCTTGCCCTCAATAGTGCAGGTTATCTTCTTGCCGCTCTGTCTCAGTCGGTCGTAAATCGCCCAGCCTTCGACAACAGAACCGCCATTGCAGAAGATACGCATATCGATGGTATCATCATCCTTCGGTATGCTTGCCGCAAAAGCATCTATATCTTGAAAGCATACGCAGTCACCACCAAACCATTGATACCAAAACTTGTTGTCTTGGCTGTCGATGTCGTTGTATATTCTGAGTTTAGCCATTGAAACGTTATTTTTAAGTTTTAAAACGCTGCAAAGATACGATTATTTTCGATATGTTTATCTCATAAACAGTTAATTTTCCTAAACAAGCCGAAAATTTGCGCTCTAAGCGGATTTTATTGCCTTGGGCGTATAACTTTACCACATTCGACCAAAAACCGCTCAGAACGCAAATTTTGATAAAATAACAACACCATTAGAGCCTGCCGATATTCTCTATCGTCTGCACTCTCCGCTGGGTGCGGTTTATCTCTTCAACGCTCACTACTGGCTGGGGAGCCATCTGATACCCTCTTGCTACAGCTGCCGCCAGCATATCCATACCGATATTGCTGCCTCCGTTGTTAACTACGATAGGCACACCGCCTCCAAGCTGGTTGAATGCGGATAATATCGGGCTGAACATCGATGTCGCCTTGGCGGTCATTACGCTCTCGCCATTGGATAGCCTTGCCGGGATGCTGTCGCTCGTTCCAGTGCCCGAGCCTTGGACGTAGCCACCAGTGGAGAATCCCTTGATAACCGATTTCGCTCCTGCAAACGCTGCCTTAACAATAGCCGTCAATGCCGCAGCTTCTGCAATGCCCCATAAACCTTTCTCGGCAATCTGTGTTACTTTCAGTTTCGTAAGGATAAAAGGTTCAAGAATGTTCAGTGCAGTAATAAGCATTGATTTTAAGAAAGCCTTGCCCTTGGCTGTTTCGGCTTCAAACATCTCATCCATAGCAGATGCCAATCCGTCCGCTATCTGTTGGTAAATTGCCTTGAACTTTTCTTTTTTAGCTTCTTCCTCATCAATAAGATCTTGATTTTTCTTCTTTTGAATTTCAATCAATGTATCTGCAAGAGATTGATCGAGCTGTTTATGCGCTTCCGTGTTCTCTTGGGTCATTGCTAGCTTCTGCTCCAGGAAAGCCTTGTATCTCTCCAGCTTGGCTGCATCGTCTTCCTCTCCAGTGCCACCGTTCATAATGTCCGCATCCCTGCGCTTCTTCTCTGCTTCCTCGAACTCCTTGTTGATTTCGTCCACAATCTCCTTGGCTTGGTTCTTGATGTCCTCTTTCGCCTTTATCATTATGTCGAGAAGCTTTGCCTGCATTTCCTGCGCTTTTTCCGCTCCGATTTGCCCTGCCGCCACGTATGCGTCAATGCTCCTTGCCACCATATCCTTCTCAAGCTGTTCGAGGTCGTTGCTGTAGTCTCGCTCGTTGTCGTACATACCTGCGAGGTATCGCTTCTTTGCGTCCATTACTTGCTCGTTGTACTTGTACTGGATAAGTGCAATCTGTGCCTGCAATTCCTTTTCCTGCTTCTTTCTGCGCTCTGCCTCTGCCTTGGCTTCCGCTTTCTCCTTGGCTCTCTGTGCCTTGGTCTTGGTGGTGCTGCCCTTGGCTGGTGTCGTTCCCTTGTTTCCGTTCACTGGTTCGCTGCTGGTCGCTCCACCGTCTAGGTTCGCAAGTTTCAGATGCTTCAGTCTTCCGTTCACTGCGTTCTCGTATCCGTCAGCGAATGCGTTTCCAAAGTCTGCGCCAGTCTGCTTAATATCATTCCATCCTTCCTTGATAAACTTGGAAAGGTCAAATATCTCCTTGAATCCCTGCTGTGCCTTGGAAAGGTCGAAAGTTACGATACCCTCCAATATATCGAGCGCACCCTTTAGGCTTCTGCCGACTTGTTTCATTGCATCGATGATAAGGTTTGCCACGCCTCTAACTACAGACCAAACTCCACGAAAAGCAGCTCCAAGTGTCTGAATAACCCCTCGCAACAGAAGGCTCTCGTTGTACCAGTCGATGAAGTAATTGATGGTATTGAACAAACCCTTCATTATCTGAACGAGAATCTTCGTGCCGAACATCTTGCCCTTCTCGATCATCTCCTCGAATCCGTGCTGGCTCATATCGAACATTGACGAAAGGTAGCTGTTCAGTTCCTTGTGCAGCTTGATGTTTTCCAACTGGGTCTCTCCCCACTCTCCAGTCTGCTTCTTCACCTCTTCGATGTCTGTTGTCATCGTGTCGAGCTGTTCTATAAGCTGAATACCAGCAGCCGCTCCCTGCTTACCGAAGACGTTTTTCAGAATATCGCCCACCTGCTGACTGTCCGCTCCAAAGTCCTTCATCTTCGAAGCCACCTGCTGGATGATGTCGAAGGTGTTCTTCGTTCCGTTGGCTAGGTCTTGCTGCACCTGCTTGCCGGAAATGCCGATAGCGTCAAGGCTTGTGGATGTTGCTGTACTCATCTCTCGTATCTTCTTGCTAGCCATCGTGATAATATCTAGACCCTTGTCGCTGAAAATGCCGCTTCTGGTCTGCTGCAATATCGCCACAAGCTGGTCTGCCGAGATACCTGCATCGTGGAAGGTAGGCGCATATTGCTGTATCTTGTTGAGCATATCGCCAGATAGGTCTGCACCGCTTGCAAATCCATCGTTGATAACCTTCATCGCTTCCTCGCCCGATAGGTGGTAGTTCGACATGAGGTTGTCAGCTGTGGCGAGAACGTCATTGAAATCCTTTCCCATGGTGTCCGCTGTAGCCATTATACTATTACGCATAGTCTCCAAGGCTTCGCCAGTGTAGCCAGTAAATTCTCGGGTTAATCGGGTTGCCTCCATCAATCCCTTGTTGTAATCAAACCACCATTTAAATGTCATACCAACGCCGACAACGCCAGCGAGTGCTGCAAAATATGGATTCATAACCAAGCCGATTGCGGTCTTACCGAACGCCTTCAGCTTGTTTGTCAGTCCATCCATATTCTGCGCCAGCTTGATGATGTTGCTAACCTCGGTATCATTGACAATATCCATACCAAAGAACTCCGTCCCCTGCAGGTCATCTGCTGCTTGCATCATCGAGTTGTAGTAATTGCCAACGTTGCGATAATATCGTTGCGTCTCCTCCTCTGCCAGTTTCAGCTTTTCCGTTATCTCGTTTATGTGCTTGGCTAGTGCTTGCCCCTTCGCTCCCTCACGCTCTGCCTTTGCCATCTCATCGTATTGCTTGGTGGCATTGGAAAGCTGGGCACGAAGCTGCTTCAAACTGCCCTCCTGCTCGTTCTCTGTGCGCACGTTGTTCTGGATTTCCTTCTGCAAGGCACGCACGTTGTACTGGTACTCCTTGATGGTTGCGTTGATGGCTTCCGTCTGCACCTTCATCTCGTTGGTCGTGATGGTCTTGTCTTTTTCCTGCTGCTGCAAGTCCTTGATGGATTGCTTTAGCTGGTCTATCTTTTCCTTGTATCTGATGATGCCATAGATTGCATCCTCGTACTTGACCTTGATGTCAAGTATCTGCTGTTTGTCTTCACTTACCATAGTTTTTTGTCTTTTAGTTGTTCAACTCTATCATTGTAACCTCGCAGTATCCGCTGTTTGTTGTCTTGATTTCGAGAACCGCAAAATACGCTCCGTACTGCGCAAGGTACACTGGCTTCGTTTCGTCAAAGTTCAGTATCTCCAAATCCGAAAGGTTGAACCGCTCCGTTATCTGGTGCGGGTTCGCCACTGTCTTTCTCAACTTTTCCAGCTTGCCGTCGAAGATACCTTGCAGGTCGATGTTGAAAGCCAATGCCGCATAGCCGGCATCGGTTTTTGTAAGGTTCACGATTCGGTCTTTGCACGCCTTGTACTTGGTGGCAGTCTGTACTGTTAACGTAGTTCTACCAAAGTAGCGTTGCGTACTCTCCCACTCGTATATCGGTATGCGGTTTCCGTCCGTGGCTGCGAAAGGCAGCGTGCAAACGTCCTGCGTATATTCCAGCGTCTTGTTGTCTATCTCCATATCCGCATCGTGCTTCTGAAAGACGGTGTCGTCTTCCTTCCACTTGTAGATGTTATGCTGGCAGTAGTCCTCTACGCTGAAATCGGTCTGCCTTGGATGGTTGCAGGCTTCGCTTGGAATGAGCTTCTTCGTCCAGTCCACCGCTTGCGCCTTGGCTTCCCATAGGCTCACGATGTCCGCAAACGCAAGTCTGCCATCGGTGAATCGCTGGCTTGGGAACGTTGATGTCAGAATGCAGATACATTTAAGAAAATCCGTCACCTTGATGTCGGGCAGGTTCTTGCCGATAGGGAAATTACCTCCGTACGGTACTTCATCGCTCTGACTGATGCTTGCAGAAATGCGTCCGTTGTACCCACGAAGCCCTCTCAAGACTCCCTTACCGTAGTGTTTGAACTCGAAGGTCACGATGTCGCCCTCTTCAAGTTGAATCTCCCCTCGCCCTGCTGCAAGGTGTATGAACCGTCCGTTTACCTTGTCCGAATCGTAGTCTGTAATATACCTTCTAGAAGAAGCGTCATCTTCGTCTATATCCTTGCCTGCGATGTATGTCTTGGTGTACTCGCTTTCCTCCTGGTCGCTCGTATGCTTTGAAACAACCTTGATTTCAACGTAGCAAGGATCATACTGATATACTCCGTTCCATTCGATAGAGCCTTCGTAAGAGTTTCCGATATGCCCATTCGGGCGTGCATTCGATGCGTCCCACGACCAGTTCATCTGAACATCGAAAATCATCGTGCAGGCAATCTTTACTTTCAGCTGGCTGTATCTGGTCGCAAGTTCCAGTCCATCGAAGACCTCCGATAGGCTCGTTGGCTGGAATCCGAGAATGCCGAGGTTCGTTGTTGCGATGAAGGTACCCTCAAAGCTGCCTACGACCGTCTGTGCATCTGCCTTCCTCGTAATTAATGGGACCGCAAGCCCCTTGATGGTTTCTTTCGCCTGGCTGCTCCATCCGAATGCAACCCCGGTCTGTACCGTGATAAGGTCTAGGATATATTGTGCCGTCACGCTTGGCTGGATTGCCCCCTTGTCGGCATAACCAAAAGAGCCACCTCCACCAAATGAACCACCTCCACCAAACGTGCCACCGCCCGAAGAAGTCTGTACTTCCCTGCTGCTGGCTTTCGCCCGGTTCTCCGTCTCGCTCTTAACTTGAATGGTCGTTCCAGTGCTGTACTCCTTGATTGCGTTGATGACAAGCCACTCTGCCGTGGCTGGTGCTTGAAGGTCTATATCGATTGGCTCACTCTCGCTGGTGTACTTCACGCTGTATGGTGCGAATCTCGATGTCTTGTATTGTGTTCCGCCCGATACGTAGTAGTTGCTTTCCGAACCTTCGCCTGCTATCCAGTAGAGCATTCCATCCCTTGATGGCTTCACGTAGATGAGCCTTCCTGCCTGCTTATACCTGGTTATGTTCACCGTGATTTCTGTTCCAGCCTTGTCTGCTGGTATGTCTTCCACTCCCCAGGCTTCCGTAAACCCGGTTGCAGGGTCGTAGCTTCCGTATTCCACCTGCCCTGCTGGTGCTTCGTCCATCAATGCAAATCGGATGCTGATTGTCGTCATAGCTGTTTTCGTGTCTCCACTGGCGCAAAGGATGCCTGCGCCTATTGTTGCTGGCAAAATCGGGTCGGGTGCTGGTATGGTAGGATTGGTTTCCGCCTCGGTTGTTCCTGCATCCGCAGCAAGGCTCACGATGTTCTTGTTGGTGTCGAGTATTGCCCAGGTTCGATAGTCTCCCTTTCCCAACACTTTGTTGATGGTCGCTCTCATTCCAGCCTCGAAAGGTATGATTGCGCAAAGGTAGGTCTCATCGGTCAACACCTCGCCCGACACGTACTTCCCGACCTCTGTTCCTGTTCTTATCTTACCGTCAACGAGTGAATATGTCGTGTTGCTGTTCCCTCCAACGTTGCGGTCATAGCCCTGCCACTCCTCGCTTGACGTCTTGACCGCTGCAGCGTCATAGGTTCCATAGAAAACTCCCTCGGAAATCGCCTTCTCGTAGGTGTAGGAGCTGTTGTTTCTGTTGAACCGCAGATACTTCGTGCAATTCAACTCGTTCAGCTTCAAATCGGACGATTGCAGCGTTGCCAATGCCTGGAACAATCCCCAATAAATCGAAATTTCGATGGTTTCCTTTACGCTCAGGACGCTTGCCCTTCCATTGCGGATAATCTCCAGCCCATTGCGGAAATAACGTGCTGTGTGGAAAATATAGGGGTATTTGCTGCTTGTGCTCGGTTTCCCTGCAAACTCCATCACAGCCATATTGTGCGCTGTCTTGGGCAGGTTGATGGTGTATGTCGTGTTTGCGGTCATTTTCGTGATGTCACGGAAAAGGTTGCTCTTGATGTCAAGCGTGATTGCCGTTTCCTCGCTCATATCCATCAAGATGCCATCGATGTAAAGTTGTTGGTCTGTCATAGTTGCTGAATCTGTGTATTGTTAATAACCAGGTTGCAGACGAAATCCTGCAACTCTGCCGTTGTCTTGGTGTACGTTCCTGCCTTGATTGTCACGCTCTGCCAGTTGTTGTCCCCGAGGTACATATCAACGACCGGGCTGCTGGCTAGGTCTTGCAGGAAATCGAACGTCTCGCTGTCCACAAGCGGTGCGCAAAGCGGTATGGTGTCCTCCCTGCTGTAACCCTGCCTTCTTCCGTTCGCTCCGAGGTAGCCGAATATCGTATCGTCAAATTCTCCGAGGTTGTTGCGAATGAAGCTGGTGTCGCTGCTTATCGCCCTGCTCTCATCGCCTTGCGTGAATAGCCAGTAACGGTAAAAGCCGTGTCGGTCAACCCACCGAAGATAAATGCCCTTCTCTGTGTCATTCCTTTCTATCCTTGCAAGGAGAGACTGCTTGCCGCCGACCGCCATCGCAAAGGTAAGGTCGAAAACGTCCGTGAACGTTCCCTGCTCTATCTTTCCATCATAGTCGTAGATATTCCAGTACCTCGCCTTGCTTGGCAGAACACTGTCATTGATGTCCACGATGCCAGCGATGCCGGGCTTGACTAACTTGTTTGGTGCTCCCTCGTAGCCGACAAGTATCTGGGAAGCCGCATTGAGATAAAAGCCAAAGGAGAATGGGAAATGCGTGAACCAAGTGAGCCTCTTGAATCCGTTCCACGTCTCGCCTGCCCTCATCGCTCCCCACACGTAGAAGGTCGTGTAGCTGAATGTAGCAAGGTCGCTCCCCTCGCTGTCCTTGACCTTCACGGAAATATTGAACGCTGCCCCGAGGTTGCTCTGCAGAATCTCCTTTGTGTAGTCAAGGTTCCCGAAGCTGATGCCATCGAAGAGTGCCTGCACATATTCCCGGTAGTCCATGATGCAGTTCTCTGCAAACGCTTCCACGCTGTACGTGTGCGCCCTGGTCTCCCTGCTGATGGTTGTCTCGATGCTCGCAACGCCCGAGCCGCTTGCCTTGATGATGCAGGGAAGGAATGCGAAGCCTACAGCGTCCGCATACTTAATCGTGATGCCGTTTTTCGTTGTCTGTCTCATACCGTCTCATTGTTTAGTTTGATACTCCCCACCGACTGGTGGATTAAGAAAATAAGTCGCTGCCCCAGCCGTTTCATCGTGTCGGGCACAACGTTGCTGTACACGTCAGCCCTGCCGCCAGTGCGGTGCAGCCTAGAACCCTTGTTGGCGATGGTGTGGGCGATTGCCCCTGCCATACTCATATCGCCACGCTCTTGCGGTGTGTACTTGTGCGGTCGCTGGGTCTTGTAGGGGATAGGTGTGCCGTGCAGTCCCTTGTCCTTCATCCACTGACGGATGATGCCACGGAAGCCGTATGGTATCTTTCCTGCCCTTCGTCCAGTCTCCAGCACACCGAATGGCTTGTGTCCCCATAGGATGGTCTCATCCTCGCTGGGCTGCTCCACCTTTAGGCTCGCTATGGTGCGCCCCGATGCGTTCTGTCCGTTGATTCTGATGTGGTTGATGATAAGCTGCCGTGCTCTCTCCACTTCCTCCCTCATTATCAGCGATGCCGCCTTGGGGTCGAATTGTATTCCTCCCTTGCTCATACCACACACCCTCCTATGCTCTGTGTCAGTTGCAGGGAGTACATCACGCCCGACACGATCGTGCTCAGCCGCTCGATGATGGTCTCGTAGTACTGCTGCCCCTCCAGCGGCACGAACTTGTGCGACTGGTTGATGGCTCGTATCATCCTTGCCCCTGCCACCTTCATTCGGTCGATGCACTCTCCGTTGTCTTCTCCTTCCGCTCCCCTCGGTACGGTGTCTAGATAAGCCAGGGCAACGTTCACGGTGTCGTAAACCCTGCCGTTGCGTATCTCTGTCGTGCCGCTTGCTGGTATGATGCACACGATTGCCGGGTAGCTCAGCTTCTCCAGCTTGGTGTCCGCTGTGTCCCAGTCCTCGAAAAGGTAGGTGTAGTCTGGTAGCGTGTCTGCTGCCAGCTGCTTCAATGTTTCTCTTATTGTTGCCATAATTATCTGGATTTACGTTTCATTTCCTCCGCCTGCAACTTCTGCAGGTTCCGCTCGTACACGCTTCTCTTGTTGTCCATCTCCATACACTTGTAGATGCGGAGCCACGGTGTCTTCAATACCTGGTCGTGGTCGCTGATACCCATCCTCACTGCATACCAGTCCAGCATACCGAACAGTCCGAAGCGCAGGGTGTCGATGCCTGCCTCCTTCTCCAATCTAGTTGGCTTCGCTGTGTCGGTGCTCTCGAAGAGCTTGTTGATGCGCTCAACCTCTGCTGTTACCCATCCGATGAGCATAACGACATCAACCGCCCTAGCCTGCTCCACTTCCTTGTGGCTCAGACCGAGGACGGTTGTCACTATCTGATACAGACTTTCCTCGCTGTCTGATAGCTGGGAAAGGTCAATCAGCTGCCCGATGGATAGCTGGTTGAGGTTGTCGGGAACTTGTTTCTCCCCGACAAAAGCTGGTCGTGGCTGCTTGCCGATTTTATAGCTTGTGTGCCTTGCCACTGCCAGCCAGTACTTGAATGTAGTGTTCTTATCCATACGCTTTATAATTTTGTCGTAGTTATTGTCTCAATACGTGCGCCCTAGCCGTTCCGTGGCTTGCTACGGATAGCTTCTTCAAGGCTACGTATCGTATTGCGTCTATGCCGTGGTTGAATGCGTCTATAGGCTGGTTCGTGGTCTCTCCATCCCTTGACTTCTTCCACTTGTATTGCTGCATATTCTCGATGATGCCGTGGCTTCGTCTGGTTATGTTGATGCGGAAACGCTTCAAGATGTCGATGCCGTTGTTGATACTGTCCGCTCCCTTGGTGCTTCCTATTATCCACAGACCTTGGTTGTGTATCTCCTGAATGCTCTTAGGCTCTGCCGAATCCGCAATGATGAGGTCTCGTTTCGTCAGTCCTTGCTCCTTGCATCGGTCTGCGATGTCTTCGTTCGTCAGTCCGGGCTGGTAGATTTCCTCGTCCACCCATAACTCTCCGTGCGCCAATATAAGGTGCTCCAGTGCTGTCGGGTCGTTGGTGAATCCGAAGTCCATACCCCTGCACCCCATCTTCCACTCCTCCCTTGGTGGCAGCTTGTCAACGATGCCCCAGTTGGTGAATATAAGCCCGGTTATCTTTCCAGTCAATCCTCTAGCGTACACTCTCCACAGTTCGGGGTCGTCAATCTCTTCAATTTTTTTGTGCTCCTGCTCAGTCAGAAATCGGTTGTTTCGGTGGTCGCTCAGTATCAAACGGCAGTCATCCCTTCCGATGATGTTGTTGTGCACCCAGAACCTTGCGCTTGGATTGTAATCGATGAACACCTGCTTTCGGGTTCGGATTGCAAGCTGCCAAAACACTTCGTAGGGCACACCGTTCGCCTCGTTCACGAACAGGTAGTCTCGCTTACCGTTCTTGGCATCCTGCGCATCCTGGTAACTCTTGAACTCGATGATTGAGCCGTTTTTCCCTCTGTAGCTGCTGTCGCTCTTGTTGTTCTTGAACCAGTCAAGAAGCTCTGCCCTTGTGTGCAGGATGGTGTCTAGGTCTCGCATGGCTCCCACCTTCAAGTTCGGGAGGTCTTGACCGCACACCGTGATAATTGCCATCGGATGCTCAAAAGAAAGCACTATAAGACGCTGCATAATGGTGTATGTCTTCCCCGAGGACGTGCCTCCTTGGTTCACGAGAAACCTTGGCTTCACGTCCGCATTCGGGGCATACAGTTCACCAATAACGTCAAATAGTGCCATTCTTACAAACAATAAAACTTAAAACAAAAATTATTCTTTATCCAATCCCTCACGCTCGATTACTTCCTGCTCGCTTGAAGCACACTCGTGCCCCGAGTTGATGTAGCGTACCTCGATGCCGCCTTGGAATCCTGCGTTCAAATCAAGTACGACCTTATCCAGTCCGAGCAGCTTGCAGATTTGCGTCTCAGCTTTTAGGATGATGTCAAGATACCTTGGGTCTCCGAGTCCTCGCTTCTCAGCATCGTACATTATCGCCTTGACGGTCTCCATCGTTACCTGCCCAGTTGCAGGATTCTCGCTTGGCAGTCCGACTTGCGTCTGTGTCTTGCCGTGGTAGTCTTCCTTGGATTTCTCCCACGCATCCCAGGCTTCACGTATCACCAGCTTCAACCTTGCCACCTCGCTGGTTATCTTTTCGTCTGTGTCGGTCAGTCTCTCTTCCCTCCACTCCTTCAATAACCGCTGAATGTCGCAGTGCGCTTGATTGTATTTCGGTCTGTCGAGCCGTTTCCTAACCTCTGCCGTGATTTCTCGCTCCGTCCATCCCTTGCGGTATAATGGTGCGATAATCTGCAAGCGGTTTTCGATGTCGATTTTCTGCGCTCGATGTTTGTTGTTATTACCTTGTGGCATACGATTCTGATTTTAAAATTTCGCTCCATTGTACTTGTACACGATGTTCCCCTCGCTGTCTCGTTCGTCAGCTGGTACCATTGCCCCTTCGAACATCTTGTATGGCGAGTGCGCTGCCTGCGGATTGTTCCAGCACCACTTCATATAGTCGGCTGCGCTCATCGTGTAATACTTCGAGTATTTCTCACGTGTTCCCAGGTTCATCGCCTTCTCCAGTCTCGCCCTCAAAAGGTTCTCTGCATCAAGCTTGATGTCGCTCCACCTCACGTATCCCTTGCGCTTGCAAATGTTCAGTGCTTCGCACATCTGCCCCCTGCTGTAGTTCCACGTTGGCGGCAATCCACAGCAACTTCCGTTGTGGCAAAGTTCCTTGAAGTGTGCGTCCGATACATAAAAGCGCATTCCCAGCTGGTCGCACAGTTCCTTCATATTCCTGAAGAACGGTTCTTTAACCTTGCGGTTAAGTCTAAGATAGCCGGATTGTACGCTGTACTTCTTGTAGAATGCGAGAATGTCGAAACCTGCCATCTTGCTGATGGTAGGCAACAAATCCCTCAGTGTCGGGCTTCTCGTCTCCAGGCAAAAGAACTCGGTGCTCAAGGCTGTAGCCCCTCTGTTGAATGCTTCCTTGATAAGGTCGAGGTACGTTGGCGTGCTCACTCCGATGATGAAGGGTCTCAGTCTCAGCGTTGCCCCTCCTGCCCCTGCATTGGCGATGCGCTCGATGGCTTCCAGTCGTGCTTGTGGACTTTCCACCCCTCGCTCTATTACTCTAGCCTTCTCTGCATCGCTGGTGATGATTGAGAACTTGAAGTTCCAGTTCTTCTGCCCTCTGATCAAGTCCATATATCGCTCATCTTTGGTGAACCACGCTCCCTTGGTCGAGAAGCAAAGCGGATAGTCTATATCCTTGAAGAAACGCAAAAGCTCCAGTGTCGTTCCGTACTTCCGTTCGAAGTTGTCGAACTGGTCGCTCATACTTCCCCACTGCATAACCTTGCGAGCCTTGATGTATGGCGCAAAGTCTCCACCGTGCTTGTCGGGGTCAATAAACATTCGCTTGATGCGCTCAACGCTCACGTCCTTAACCTCCTTGTGCAGGTATTCCTTCTTCTTACTGCCAATACCTCGCTGGTTCTGAGCAAAACAATACATACAGCCAAAGCTGCAATTATTGTAAGTATCAAAAGCCATTGGCATTGAGCAATCGGGAAACTCGTATGTTATTCTTGGCGTGTTGCAATAATGTTCTGCCATATCCTCATAAATTTATTTTATTGATGATAAAGTCTGCGATTTGGTCGGGTGTCTGCTTCGTGGTGTCTATCGCTACAACGTCACACCCCGCAGTTTGCCATTTCTTTGCCGAGTGTGCCGATTCTCGCTGTCCCCGGATAATATCCTTGCTCAACGTTCCGTTCGAACGTTCTGCGAGCCTTTTCTGGATTTCTTGCAGTGGTGCGTATAAGAAGATTACAATCTGTCTGTCCGCATTGAACATTGCGTGCGTCAAGTTCTGACCCCAGCATTTAAGTCTCATCCCTTCGCAAATGATGCAGTCGGTGCTTTCCAGTGCCTTCTTCACGATGTCCCGAAGTATGGTCGTACCGTTCAGATTGTCAACACCTCCGTACTTAACATCGTATCGCCCTGCAAATGCAACTCCATCCCTGGTGCTGCTTATTCCGTCCTTGTAGCTTTCAACGCCACCAAAGCTTTCTATCAGCTTTCGGGCAACGGTGCTCTTTCCGCTGGCGTTGGTTCCGATTATGAAAACACAAGTCTTTCTCATATTCGAGTTATTTTTATTAAATTTCGTCTCTGCCGGATTGAATTGTTCCGAGCGGATAGTTTATCCATTTCAAGCGTTTCTCCGACTTAAACGCGAAAATTCCGACTATTCGGGTTTTTCTTTGAGTTCTTCCACGTCAAAGTTGCGCTTCTCGATTGCGTCAAGTCCCAGCATATCTGCCACGGCTTTTGCGTCCTCGCTTCGATATACGATGATGATGCGCTGCTCTTCGTCCTCTTCCGGCTCGTAGGTCGTGGTTTCCTGCTGGATTTCCCAGGGGTTCAATCCCCATCGCTGCATATCGTCCACGTCAAACGCTCCCTTTAGCTTCTCTTCATCCCAGCTGCCAAAATAGACGTTATCCTTGATGATGAACTCGTCCGTCTCTTCATCGGATAGGCTGTCAGCCATAACGACCTCGACTTGCGGTTCTGCCTTCCACTCCTTCCAGTGTATGCAAAGCTGCTGCTTCTCTCCATCGGTCAGTTTCACGGCTACGGCTTCAATCGCTCCCTTGATTGCTTCGTCTTCCATCTGCTCGATGTTGAGCAGGGCACGGAAGCGCATATTACCTCCGAGAATAACTCGGTTCTCATTGCAGACGATTGGTCTCATCTGCAACATCTTCGGAAACGTCAGAATACTCTCAACGAGTTTCTGCATCTGCTGTGGCTCAATGCTGCGTGGGTTGTCTTGGTTCTCCACCAGGTCGTGCAGGTTGATGTTCTCGATTCTATTCTTCTCCATGGTCTTCCTCCTTTCCTTCTTCTTGTCTCGGTTTCAGTTCGTCAAAGTTCCATACTATGCGGTCGATATGATCAACTCCCAGCAACTTGGCAAGGAATGGCTCATCGGCTGGCTTGTAGTGAATGATTACGTTCTCACGTGGCAGAACGCCATCGCCCATTATCGTTGGCAAGTCGTCAGGAGTCAAGTCCTGCCCTTCGATTTCTGGCGGTAGTTCCCCTGCGAATGGGTCGCCCTCTTGGTCGTCCTTGTCTTTCTTCTTGCACTTGCTGGTGCTGCTTGCTTCCGCTGGTGCTGGGTTCCAGACTGGCATACCCCAGTTCTGAAGCTGTGCGCTGTCCCATCGGTTCGCCAGGTCGTTGAAGTCCCAGTTACCGAAGGATAGATTGTCTTTAATCATAAACTCCTGCTTCTGTGCTTCCGTCAAGTCTGATGCACTCACCACGGTAACTGTAGGCTGTTGCTGCCATCCCTGCCAGTACTCCATCAATGCGGATTGCTCCTCATCGGATAGACGCTGCTCTGCATCAAGCTTCATCTGAATACTTGCTTCGTCCATCGTGACAATGTGCTGCAAGGCTTTCAGTCTCATATTGCCACCCAGTGCGTGGAAGGTCTCATCCACGACTATCGGGCGAAGGGTCAGCATTCGTGGGAATACGATGATGCTCTGCACAAGCTTCTGAAAGTTCGCTTGGCTTATCTCTCTAGGGTTCGCTTCGTTCTCGCTGACCCTCGAAAGTGCGATTTCTTCTGTTTTCATTTTCTTCTTGTTTTAAGTTCGAAAAACTGCTTATTTGATAAACATTGATGCAAAGATACGACTTTTTCGCTTTAGTTGTTCGTTCTTCGTGCACTTTTAACTTTTATCAACATTCCATCCATCAAAGGCTCTGATGGTCTTCTGCAGGGTTGTCTGTGCCTTTGGCTTAACCTTGACCGGGTATCCGGCACACACCCAGGCGAGGAGTAGTGCGTCTCTCTGGTCTTGGTTCATTCTCGGGAGCTTTCCGTCTGAGCTGATGAAGTAGGCGATTTCGTCTTGTGTTATTTTTCCGTCCTTGCCTTTCCAGCACTTCTTCAGCGGCTTGATTATCTCGTAGGGGATATTGTAGTGCTCGCAGCATTCTACGATAAGGATTCCGGTCTGATGGTTCATCCCGGTTGAGCGTCCGATGGCTGCTGCCTTGACTGCCGTCATAAATCTGTTTAGCACGTGCCAGTTGCTCTTGTTAAGCCAGCCGCCTTCAATGACGACCTTAACCTTTTTGCAGCTCTCGTTCATTGCCTTGAGGTAATCTATCAAAGCTGGAAAGTTCATTTTATAGGCGAGAAACTTCTTGTCGTCAAATACTGCTCCGACACCGCTTTCCTGGTTGTCGGGGTCGATGCCGATTATAACTGTTCCTTTTTCCATTTCGTTTTCTTTTGTTTTACTTTTGATTTTCTTTTTCTGTTATTTTCTTGAAATTTTCGTTCTAAGCCGCTATCTCTGTGTCTGTGGGTAGTTGTTCGGGTTGCGGAATGCTACGTGCGTGTGTGCGCTTGTGCGCTAGCTCCCTACTATTTCTATCCTCTACCCTATAGTCCCTTCTCCTTTCATCGTCTTGCAGGCTTGAAACGGAAAAATCGAGGGAGTGCCTGGCGATTTGCAAAATAAAGAATATATCGTACCGAATGAGTTTATCCTACAAACACTCCCCCTTTGGGTTGCAGGAAGTTCCCGATGTTCCTTGTTTCGGGATTCCTGCACTACAATCTGTCTTCTGTTATTTCATTTCTTCGTGTTCCACCTCGCTTTCTTTTTAATCGGAATGAATGCCGGACGACTCTCGTCTTTCCGAGTTGCCAGATTAATAATTTAAGTGATTTCATTGAGCGCAAAGATACAGTCTCAAATGTGTTATACTTTATGTTGTTTGCCGTTTGCGGCATTCATTCGCTGGTTAAGTACTTATCTTGCTGCTTGGAGCAAGGATTGCTTCTTCTTTCTCCTTACACGCTCTGCAAGCCACTTGAAGTGCTCTGCCGCCTGCGGATCACGGAAAATGGAAGCCTGCGCTTCCAGGCTTGCCCTATCCAGCTTCTTTCTTTCGGCTTCAATTCTCCGCAGCTTCTTCTGCTTGTCGTTGTAGCCCTTGACCTTTTCGGGGTTCGCCTTTCTCCAGTCGCTCGCAAGCTCAATCAATCTCTGTCGGTTCTTGCGGTAATACTCCGAGTTGTACTGAGAGACGTTGCGCCTTTTACGCTGCCTTTTTCCGTACTCTCTGATTCTGTCGGGGTTCGCCCTTCTCCATTCCCGGTTTCTCCTCATCATCTCGTCACGGTGCAGGGCGTAGTATCTGCGTGCTCTCTCACGATTGTGCTCTCTGAGTTCCTCGTCAGTGTACTTCTTCTTTCTTCCCATTGCATTCCTTGATGTCTTGGTGTTCAACATATCGCCTGCGAGGTGGGCAGTACCTGCCGTTGATGCAGTTCCGCCCATCCTCGCAAGCCTTGCACAGTTCGCTCGCCATACTCCCTAGAATGATAGGTTCTCGGTGTCGCAGTCAGTGAAGGCAAGGTGCTCATTGCCCTCGTATGAGATGCAGGCGGCGAAGTCTGCTTGCTTTCCTCCATGTAAAGGCAATACGTTGTATCTCCACGCAAAGTCCTCTCCACGGTCACGGACAAAGAACGCTGGTATCCACTTGCATCTCCCTCCGATCCTCACCAGCACCTTGTCGAAAGGCTTGAATGGTGGCTGCTCCTTGCCCTGCTCCTTGCTCTTCTCCCAGAGGGTACAAGCCTCTTGGAACGTGATGGCTTCGCCCTCTGTTGCTTCTCGCAGTTCCTCGTGTACGCTGATACGCAGGTCGAAGGTCTGGTCGGTCACGAACTTCTCATTCTCGATTTCGTACTGGTAGCCGAATGTCAGCGTGTCATAGCTCTCGTCCTTGCCGATGAGCTTGCCGATGATTGTCAGCTCTCCGTCCTCGTCTTGTTCATTGAAAACGTAGAGTTTTCCGATTTCGAACGCTGGCTTCTCAATCTCCAGGGTCTCACGGTTCAGCTTTCCGCCCAATCGCTTCTCGATGAATCCGATGTAGGTCTTGGCTGCATCCTCGGTTTCTAGAGTGAATTCTTCTGTTATGGCGTTATCGCATTCTCTGAGGTAAGTATATCCTTTCTTGCCATTTTTGCAATAATAATACTTACCAGCAAAAATTGTGTAAGTATCATCCGTAAACTTCTCGAAGATAATATGCGCATTACCATCTTCGGTAATAAGCACGTCTCCCTTCTTCCAGGCAAACTTGCTCCAGTCTCTCATTCTATCGGATGGGAAAAGCATTACTTCGCCTCCCTCCATCCATCTGCCGTTCTTGTTGTAGGTGTACTCTCCGTTCTTGTCCGTAGTCCAGATTGCTTCCCCTGCTTCCTTGTTGGTTGCAAGATAAGCGAATCCAACATTTCCGCACATTGGCGTATATAACTTAGTGCCAACAGGCACACCCTTCAAAATCTCGTAAATATCAAAATCTTTCTGTTCCATAATCTGAATGTTTTTTATTGTTTGTTACTCTTGTTTCTTTTGTCTGTTAAAGCTTGGTGCGTCCCAGTTTCTTGTACAGTTCAATCAGCTCCATGGTATCGAGCCAGAAATCGGTGTTGCCAACGTATACGTGATGACGGTGACTGTCCGTGATGATTTCTATCTTCTTCATTTTCAACTACGTTTAAAATTGTCTGTGTCCGCATTGTAATCCTTTAGGATACATTCGAGTGCCTTGATTTCATCATCTGCCAGCCAGATGTCTCTGTCGTCAACTGACAGATGATGAAGACCACACTCACGGACAAGTATTATATTCTCAACTCTGTTCATAACCAATACGGTTTATATGATAACTATTCGAAAAGTTCCATCTGTGGATGAACGATGTCTGCCCGCTTCTTCTTTGCTGCCCAGATGAGAAGGCTGACGTTCTTGGTTCCAGCCTTCTCCGAAAGGTAGCCGATGATGTAGGTCAGTGCATCCTGAACCGCTTCTGCCTCACTGCCATAGAAGATGCTGATGGTATCATATCTGCTCGGGTAGCCGACATGGCTTTCATACCCGGTCTTTCCGTTCTGAATACTGAACCCCCATATCCATCCGAACTGCGTCTTGGCGGTCGTTACCTTCCATCCCCAGTTATCTGCACCCTCTACGGAATACTCGATTACGTGCGGATTGATGCAGAAATCCTTGATGGTGTACTTGAAGCCTTCGTGCTCTGCGACCGGCTTCTTGATGTCGTAGCCGTTATCGGTCAACCACTTGAACCAGTCGTCCGAGGTCTTGAACACAAGCCCAGCGGCACGGCATTCGTGGAAAAACAACTCATTCATTGCTCAATCTCTATAAAGTGACAATCTCCGCAAAATGCGCAAGCACAATACTCGCCCAGTTCCTCGGCATCAAGGGCACACACATTGCAGCCACTTTCATTACAAGTATCATTCTCAACTTTGAGAACCTTGCCTTCTACATTCAGAAGCGTACCTTCCTCGAAATCCTTGGCTATTTCGTTCGGTTCATTAATTACAATTACTTCTTTTCCCATAATTCTTTCGTTTTAAGCGTTTAAAATCTGTTTGCCTTATAATTTACCGCCCGAACCGAGAAAACGGCTCAGAGCGGCTTATTTTGCCCTCATTCGTTATTTTTCGGGCTTCCAGTCGATGCCCAGTCGCTGCAGAACTCCCTTCTCGTAGAATCTCGCCAGTGAATCCTTGGCTGGCTTGTTCCGTGGGTTCTTCTTCAAGTCGGCAAGGTTCTGCTGGATTACCCATCGGAACTTGTCGTCCTGGCTCTGCTGGGGTGCTGGCTGTCGGTGCTTGGCTTGCTCGTAGCGTTCCCCGATGCTCGGTCTTGCCGTTGCCGCTGGATCCTGCGCCCTGGCTTCTGCCGATTGCGGCTGCTGGCTTGCGGCTGGCTTGGTGTTGTCGTAGTTGCCCTCCAGCACCTTCGGAAAATACTTCCTTGTCATTACCCAGTCGTATGATGCCCAGGAATGCCCTGCGTTCAGATAGTCGCTAGCCATAGCCTTGTCGATGGCTAGGTAAATCTTGGAAATATCTCCCTTGCAGTCCTTGAGCCTTCCTCTGATTGCCTCCTTGCGGTTGTCCGTCATCAGCGTAAGCCTTCGCATTGCGCTGTTGGTCTTGTCGTGCTGATCGTTCCAGTAGTCCTTGATGGCTGCGTAGTCGATTTCGCCTTTCTTGGATTTCTTCTTCTCAGAACTTTTTTGCGGCTCTTCTGCAGCGCAAACGTTTTTCTCGGAAAAACTTTGCATAGAAGCTTCTTTAGAAGGTTCTAATATATCTGTTTCGTTAGAAACATCATTATCATTATCATATTCATTATCATTATCATAAGGTGAACGTTCGTGCACGTTCGTGTTATTTTCGCACGTTCGTGAACGTTCGTGCACGTTCGTGTTACCTGCTTTTTCTCTTGCCTCTCGCTTTTTTCTTTCTCTTTCAAGTGCAATCTGTCTATTTTTCTCACACTTGGCTTGATACTTGTCTTGATTGCGCTCGATATTGTCCTTGATAAAGGCGAAAGCCATACGCACGACTGGTTCGAGACTGATAATCTCCCCATCCCTTGCGTAGAGAAATATCGCTCTCGTAAGTTGTCCGAGTTGTTCATCGGTCAGTCCCTCGATAAGAGCGTAGTATGATGTGTATAAGATAAATGAATCGTTCATAATTTTATTCTGATAATGATAGTTTCTTTTCAAGCTTCCGCTTGAGCACGGTAGCCCTGCGAGTCTGGTTGACTTCCCTTGTACTGAGAAGTCGTGGCTCTGTCTTCATCTTGGCGATGTAGGCTTCCAGGTAGCCCACAATCGCCTTGATGTCTGTTGTCGATACTTGGTGCATCATAAGCTTGAAAATTTACTTGATGAGTAATCTTCGTGCTCCCTGCACCTGCTTGATGTAGGCAGCGCATTCCTCGGGATGGTCTGTCTGAAAAGCCTTGGCATCGAACTTCTCACTTGCCTTCGGTGCTTTCCACGTTGCCAGCGTCTTGCCGTTTCCGTCCACGATGCTCTCTGCGTCACCGAAGAACAGCTTCAAGTTGTCCTCGATTTCCTTCTGTCGGTTCTCCAGTGCCTTGCCCTTCTCCTTGATGTCTTTCAGCTCGATGAGCATATCCCCGACTTCGGCTGTGGCTTCAATCTCCTTTCCTGCCTTGTGCAGTGGGGACTTCAGAAGAACGTCTTGTGCGCTGTAGGCTGGTGGCTCTTGGTTGCCCACGATGTAGTCCAGCCAAAACTTGGTGATTTCATCCCTCATCCATCCGAAGAACTCGGGGTCGAAGTCGATGTCACGGTAGCCGAACTCCCTGCCTGCCGTAAGCCAAGCTAGTGCTCCGTCCTTGTATTCTCCCACTCCGAGGTTCATTTGTAACTGGCAGAACCAGTGTTTCGGAAGGTCGTCTGCATCTATCTGCATCTGCGTGGTCTTGCACTCTAGGATGCTCTTGCTCGCTTCGTTGTGCGTTGCCCCGGCTCTCCAGAATGTGCGGTCTGGGCTTACTCTCAGATATGGCGCATCGGTGTTCGTGATGGTGTAGTCGTCCGTGCTCGCCTTGATGATGTGGCAGTGGCTCTCTCGCTGGAAGAACTGCGCCACTGCATCCTCCAGCAGGTGTCCTGCAACCATCGCAAAGTTCTCAACCTTTGGTGGGTCGATGCCCTTCTTGCGTCTCCACAACTGGTATGGCGTTTCCCACGGATTCAGCCCCAGCACCGTGCCTGCCTCTGATGCACCTATTCCGTTCGAGCGGTTCTGCAACCACTCCTCTCTGTTCTTGTACTTTATAATCTGCTTCATTGTCTGAATGTTTTTATTTATCCATTAAGAATTTTCTAGCTGCCGTAAGAATAAGCGAGCGAATGAATTCATCCCTTTTCATATCTTGGAAAATTCCATCTGCGAGGACACTGCTCTTGCCGGAGTAAGCAATATGGAAATCGTAACCCTGGTTTCCTTCTTCGTCCGTATCTCCAGTTGTCTCAGCAGCTATCTGCAAAAAGTTTCTGTCTTCCTCGTTCCCCTCGACCCATACCTTGTAACCATCTGCGGTTCTATCGAAGTACTTGTCGATGGTGCTCTCTCGTCTCTGATTGTCTGTTTCGTTCTGTTTCTTCATTTGATTTACTGAATGTTTAAAAAGTTGCCACGGCTTCCCTTATTCGTGATGGGAACCCACCCCATAGGTTGAACCGTGGCGGTTCGGGCTATTAATAAAATGGCTTATTTCTTCTCTGCCTTGCCAGTCTTTCCCTGGCTGCGGCTCATTGCCTGCTGCGCCTTATTCTTGGCATCATCGGCTGCTGCCTGCGCCTGCTGTGCGATTGCTTCCTGCTGCTTCGGCTTCTTGAAGGTATCCTCTACGGTGGTCGTGCCTTCCTTGATGGCATTGTACACACCGCCCAGCTTCTGAATGTCCTCTGCCGTGACTTCCTCGGCTGATTTCCTGCCCAGGTATTCCAGCAGCATAAGGTCAGTCACTTGGTACACCTGGAAGCAGGCAACGCAGCTCTTCCACTGGCTCTGCACGCCAGTCTGCTTGATGTGCTCGAGAGCCTTCGCCTGCACCTCCTTGACTACGCTTGAAATCAATACCTGCGGCACGACCTTGCAGATTGCGTTACGCTGGGCGATTGCAACCGCAGCATTGCCGACTACCACCTGCATATCCTGCGAGAAGGTGTAGCCCTTCGAGGTCAGAATGCTGCGCTTCACTTCCAAGGAGTAGGCAACATTGCTCTCGAGGTCGTGGCAGATGCCTTGTGCCGTGATGGTCTTTCCATCGTTGGCGATGATGCGACCTGCGATGCGGAGGTTCTTCCAGCAGGCTGATATAATCTCGGTGAATCTCACGCTCGGACCCTCGATAATTGAAATCTGTCCGTCCTTGCCCTTGCGCTCCAGGTGGTAGAAGCAGTTGTATGCCACATCATCGTCCATCGCTGCCAGTGCTACCATATTCTGCTTGCACTGTGCAATGTCTCTCGGGAACTTGTGCGCTGTGGCAATCTGTCCGTCAATCTCCGAGCGGTTGATGGCTTCCAGCATTTCGCCACCGCTTACTTGAATAATCTCATTTTCCATAATTCGTTCAATTTCTAGTTCAACATAATTTTTTAATTAACTCTAGTGGAAGGCTGGGGATTCGAACCCCAGTTGACTGCCAAAACTTACCCCACCCTTGCCTGCTGCAGATGGATGCCCTTCCGTTGTAGGGCGCACGCTGTCAGTTTCCGCATATTTGCAGTAAACACTAACAACGAAAAAACATTAACCATTCTAACCAATATGAATCTTTGCGTGCGCCCTTTGCCAACCGCTGTTGGGATTGTCAAATAACTGTTATAATAATTTAAAGCTTAAACCAGTTGAGCCATAAGGCTGTCGAGCCTGCTTTCGCTGAAAGCGTCCATCGGGTCTTGGTCTGCGTGCTGGCTGTTCTCCTCCAGCCAGTCGTCCATCACGTCCTTGTAGTTGACGCAGCCCTCGATGGCTTCCTCCAGCCGCTCGCTGTCGTTATTGTTGCTCTTGTGCGTCACGACAGCAATGTTGCCCACGCTGTCGCACCATACGCAGATGCCTCCTGCCTTGGTCTTGATGTCCACCCTTGCAACCGCTGGTCGCTGTGGGTCTCGGTCTATCTCCAGCCAGATGGCTTCGTACATCTTCTTCCTGCACTCCTCGATTATCTTCCTCATTCGTTACCTCCTCTCTGATTGAATATGTAACTTTGGAAGGTCTCACGGCACGACTTCAATACCTCGTTGTCCGTTCCGTCCAGCGGTATGAGCGGTATGTTATCCAGTGCCACGCATAGGTTGCCTTGAAACTCTCTGTACTGGATTCTTCGCTCTGCCTCCAGATAGCACTTGTTGTTCAGTTCGCAGCACTTTCTGGTCTTGCGGTTCGCCTTCCAGTTAGTGATAAGCCAGCAGATGTCTTTGTACTTCACGATCATCCTGCGCATATTGATTGATAACTTGCTCATAGGGCAACCCTCCACGCTCTCTTGATTTCTGCGCCCTCGATAACCTTGCGGTTGTCGATTCTGCGGAACTTGACCTTCATCTTTCCAGCCTGCAACCATCTGCGCAGGGTGTTGCGATGGATGCCCAATGCCTTGCAGGTTTCTGTCATTGTGTATCTGCCTGCATCCGCTACCTTTGGTTCTATGTTCGTCATATTATGCCCTCCAAAAGATTAAAATTGATACTATGGCAGCAAATGCCAATGATAAGAACTCGTCACTTGTCACAAACTCGATAAACTTCTTCATACGCTCTGAATGTTTAAATGGTTCTACTTACTTGCGCACGGCTGCACGTCTCTTCTTTGGTGTAATCACTCCAGCCTTGATGAGACAGACACGCACGTTCTGCTGGGTGCAGCCTACGTGCTGCGATACTGCAAGCATTATTCTGCTGTCCGAAGTCTCGGCAGGTGCCTTTGCCCGGAAATCTGCAAACATCGCAATGATGTTCTTCTTTCGTTCGTCCTGCTGCTTCTGCAGCGGTGTTCGAAAATCATAATTGAAATTTTCTCCCATTTTCCTTTGTATTTTAAATTATTTTGTTTATCTTTGCCAAAGAGTTTTTAAACTCGTTATGTAATTCGGTTGCAAAAATACAAAAACATTTTGTAATATACAAAGATATACATAATGTTTTAATGTATTTTTAATGTTGTTTACAATTATTTAAAACATAATTATGTATGACTACAAAAGAATACAATAATACGGAAATAGCAAAGCGAGTTGAACTTCTTCGCAAAAGAAGTGGAATGTCCATCAATAAAATGGCGACAATGGCTGGTATTGACACAGGAAATCTATCTCGCTCCATAAATGGAAAAGCAAGTTTTTCCGACCGTGTAATTTACAAAATCGCCAGTGCACTGCACGTCTCGGTTGACTGGCTGGAAAAAGGTATCGAACCGATGTTCTCTCCAACGGTTGCAAGTCCATCCGAAGTTGGTGCAGGAATTATCGGCTCGAACATTGATGCTTCGAATAGTAAAGGGTTCACGCAGACTATCAGCTCAACCGATGCCTTGGCTAGGGAGTTAGAACTGCTTAGAAAGATGGTTTCAGATAAGGACGAGGAAATCAAGTTCCTTCGTGCGCAATTATCAACAAAAATAAGTGGTAGCGTATGACTGGTTTAGAGCTAAGAAGGTATGTTGAATACTCTGGGCTTACAATGAGCGATGTAGCAAGGGAATTGGATACCAGTCCACAAAATATTCGTTCAAAGATGATAAAGGAAAGAGTTAGTGCCGATTTTGTCGAAAGGGTCAAAAATGCGGTTTCAAAATGTGCTCCTCCAATACCTGGCAAAATAAAGCAAGTAATGATTGATGAAAAGATGCATTATTGCGTAACTGGTGAGGGACTGAAAAGACGTATCAAATCATACGGAATACCTCTAAATTATATAGCCGCAGCTTTGGGGACTAGCCCTCAAAATCTAAGCGGAAGGCTAGGAGCAAAAAGTGTCAAACTTGATTTTGCCCAAAAGGTTGAGGATGTAATTCAAAAGTACAAAGAGGAGATAGGGATTGACACCAACTTCCCTTTAGAGCAACCTGAGCCTTCAGAAGAACAAAAGCCTTCAACTGTACTAGAATCGGTTTTAATGGCAAAAGTTGAAAGACTCGAAAATGAAAATTCCTTTCTTCGAAAGCAAGTTGAAACGCTGCTTGCCATTGTGGGACAAAAATAATTTAGTAACTTTGCAAAAGGAAAAAGTATGGTTAGTCAAAAAACAACAAACGATAGGGAGACGGACAGAAGAAAACTCTTGGCTGGGTATCTGTACGACTGCTCGAAAATGATGTACGGAAGCGTTGCTGTCGGTGGTCTGTCTCCTCTTTTCACTGGCAAAGAACTTGCAATGGTGAATATAGCGTGTATTATCTTTGGCTTCCTTGGCGGTGCTGCAATCGCCAATGCTGCCAATTATATAATGAAATTTAAAAGTTAGAGATTATGGTAACATATTTGTTTTTTAATGTATTCGTGTTCGTGATGAGTGTTGCGTTTGTTCTCTTCTTGAAATCAAAAAGAGGTCAGAAGTGGTTGCGTGAACTTTAGTTCTCGCAGCCAGGTATAATATCAACTAAAATTCTAAGTAACGATGAAAGATGAGGATTTCATTGAGCGGAAGGAGAAGATTCTTCTTGCCGCTCTCGGTAAAAGCTGGCTATGGAAAGCCAGCAGGTTGATAATAGGCATCATCCCTCCAGTGGGTGCGTTTGTGATGCTGGTGCACTGCACCCTGCTCTCATTCGGCATTCGGGTAAAACTCACGGAGTGGATATTCGACTGCTCGCTCTTCGGCTTCATTGCCTGGATCATCGTCAGCCTAGCCTATGGCTTCTGCTGGGTGCATCGGGCGTTCTCTACCTACAGAGTGCTGATTTCGTTCTGCATCGACTTCCAGCGTTCCTTCGGGTTCGGTGTCTTGTGCCATCCGCTCCATCTGCTGATGGTCGCCCTAGGGCTGCTGCTCTTCTTCGTCTTCATCAAGAAAAAGGCTTGGAATGAGTTCTACGAAAGAAATATTAATCATCTAAACGAAAAGTAATATGAAAAAGATAATAATGCTGTTTGCGCTTGTACTTGTGTGCGTGGGTGTGCAGGCGCAAAGCAAAAATATAAAGACAATGCTCTTCTCAAAGTTGGGGTATGATGTGCAGGGAAAAGACACTGTCTATTACGTTACGCTCTTGCAGTATCATAATTCATTGTCGTTCATCGGAAGAAACTCCTTGGTCGAGAATATGCAAAAGATACTCAATACCAAATTGAAAAAGGGAGAATCGTTTCAGCTCACAAACCCTGCAAAAGATGTCGTTTCATACAAAAGTAAGACAGCATTTTGGGTTAACCGAACATTCGCAATAAGTAAGGCTACAGCTGCAAAAACGCTTCGTGCCATCGGTATAGAGGCGTACACCCAACGAGAAAAGAACGCTAGAAACGACAGTATAGATGATGCGTACAAATTTTCGTATTGATTACCTTCTCGCCTACGAGGAATATCTGCCAGTGCTCACCCCTTCCGAGGTGGATGGGCTGCTGGCTTCTCGCCCCTCGCTGGCTCAGTTGCAGGACTGGTCGCAAAGATTGAATAATCATCGGGCAAGGCTGGAAAGCGTTTTCAGTCGTGCCTACCAAAAGTTAAATGAATAATATGGAAGATAAAAAACTGATGTCCGCAGATGTTGATATAGCCGTGCGCTTCTTTGATGCCCTAGAACGCTTGAAGGCTGACGGCTGCATAGGAGGTCTCAAGACGATAACGGACCGGTACGGTCTCAACCGCTGGAACACAATATCCCTTCGAGACAAGCCTGCCGAGTGCTACGGTCGCTTCCGTCCGTCCTGGGTGCAGTTCCTCGTCCGTGATTACCACGTCAACCCATACTGGCTGCTCCTTGGTTCGGGTGACTTCTACGCATCCGGCTTCACGTCCGAAATCGTGAAAAACCTGAATAAAAACTGCACGGAAAAATAG